GAGCTGAGTTCAATTATGCATCTCTCATGTAAAAGTGTTAGGTGCGGGATCTTTTTATTTTCTCGTGTAAAAGGATTCCAATTATCAGTTAGGGCTATCATCAATTTGATGATGAGTTCTCTACTAGGACCTTCACCGGTCCTAATCTCTTGCGTAAAGATCCTATAGGAGTTGTCCCAGATAGCCCATAGCGCGATCACCAGGCGTTCTGGTGCGCGGTGTGATCCACCTAATATTGGCGTTACAATATTCTAAGTAATCATGAATAATGACAACCAAAACACTTAGTAAAGGGATCGGCGGGGTTCCAGGCCCTCACAATGCTACTGGACCGAAAGCTACAAAAATCGACCGATTAATAGGTTACTTAATGAGGAAAAGGAAATCAAGTACTAAAACCATAAGTAAAGTGAAACAGGTTGAGTATACTCTACCCTCTTCCGTTGGCTTGCAAAATCTACAAACTAGCGTGAAAACAAAAAATAGGTATGATGTTCTCAACATGGACATGGCAGATAAAGAGATGTTAGTAATTGAAGAAACACATTACGATTGTGATGGAATTACTATGATTGGAGGTACTCCTAAGATGTTAGCTAAAGCCGAATTCGGCGCCAATCCTGTTTACGGGGTTGATGCAGCGGACACAAAAGTTAGAGTTAAGCCCCAAAAGAAAGTCATGATTCATCAAGGAAGCTCATGTTGTGACATGGATTGTCAAACGTGTGGAGTAGAAGCAGTGCAAACTGACTTTCAAACACATGAAAAACAACTAGAGACTTTACCTCGGAGATTAATAGCAAAGTTGAAGGCGAAGAAAAATTCTCGGTTTGTCTATTCTCAATTGTTGAACTTTTTGAGATGCAAGCATTTCATGCATGTTAGGGACACGCATTTTATCACGACTTTGGTCGCTGATGCTAGAGCGTGGCTCTTGAAGAACAAGTACACCATGGAAAATGCGATAGACTATGCTATCTTAGCAACAGCCGTGCAACAAGCTTTCATTGTGTCAGCCGAAGAATTGGAATTACGAGCGACACTCAAAAATCCTAAAATCAGGGATCACATTGACCATCACAATGCGACCATGAGTGGTGATTTAGGTAGGGTTAACATGTTTAGTTATCAAAGCGGAAAACATGCCTTAGCAAAAGCTGCTAGGAGACCTTTCACACGCAGTTTACATCTTACTGCGCCCAAGCTAGACTTGGTCTAATGATGCCCGTTGTTTTATCCTGTAAATGCTCAAATAATACCCCGCTAGAGGTTACTACAAATGAATACAGGATCCGTGCAAATACGACGGGATGTCATCTCCGCACTTACGCTAAATTATTACATCTTAATTTAAATGCGTACATCCACATAGAGTCACAGTTTTATTGGAACAATTGCGCTTGCAATGAATTTGATGCGTTAACTAGAAGGCATTTACTAGGTCATATACCGGGATATACCCCAGGTAACCCAGTCATGATTGATTTGGAGACGAACTTAGTGAAGATGGCTAGTTGTATGAAAGAATTTGCAGCCGTTGACCATAAAACATTGATGGCAAATACAAGAACTACTATGAAAAAGCGGTATAAAAGAGCATACTACCTATTGAGAACTAGGGTGGTAAATGTGAGCGAAAAAGAATCTAGGTGCAAAACGTTTGTTAAATATGAGAAAATACCAATTGGTAAATTTGAAGATGGCAAACCACCTCGGTTGATTCAGTTTCGCGATTTCACATACGTATATAGTCTTAAAAGGCAGGTTTTAGGACATAGTTTGCAGATCAAAAAGGACCCAACGATAGAATGGTTTTATAATCAGAAAGCTAATACAGTTTTTACAAAACTATTTGATAGTTATGGCATTGCCCGTGTCATGCGTCAATCCTGGGATAATTTTTGTTCTCCAATCGCAGTTTGTTTAGATCATTCTAAGTTTGACGGACATTATTGTGAAGAATTATTGAGATTAGAACACAAATATTGGAAAATGTTAAATACTAGTGAAAAATTAGATGCCCTATTAAAAATGCAATATTTAAATAAAGGAGTGACATCCTGTGGACTTCAGTATAAAGTAAAAGGAACCCGTTTATCGGGTGAATATACAACATCTGAAGGAAACACTGTCATGAATTATTTGATGTTAATAACTTGGTTGCAACATAGTGGTATTAAAAACGCTAGACTACATGTAAATGGAGATGATTCGGTAATTGTGATGGAACACAGTGACTTAGATAAGTTAAAACCGCTTTCATTCTTCAGATCATTTAACATGGAAACAGAGTGTGATAGAGTAGCGTATGACTTTAGACAAATATCATATTGTCAAGCGCAGCCTATAAGAGTGGAAAAAGATGGTCATTTGGTATGGTATATGGTCAAGGAACCTCAACGTTCTTTGTCAAGAATTCAGTATGCTGATTCTAGATATGCTAAAATATACAAAAGATATCTTGCAGGTGTTGGATTATGTGAGCTAGCCGTATCATCAGGTGTGCCTATAACCCAGGAGTTATCGTTACTATTGTCATCTTTATCTAACAAGCCATTAGCTTCAGTGGATAAGTACCCGGCTAAGCACAGTGGTAATAACTCTAAGTACAAACCTGTTCTCGATGTAACACGTACTGATTATGAGTACGCTTTCGGAATAAACGCACTAACTCAACAATATCTAGAAAATGTCTTTGCCGGGGTTTTAAGATCTACCCAAGATCCAAACACATTAGAACATAACTTGCAGCGATACGAATTTTTCTCATCAAAGTAAACCCTATTATTTATAACCCCAACATATATTAATTAATTCTAAATAACTATATTTTATTATTTATTTAATATGCAACCTAGTAGCAATAGAACTTTAAACTCTATAGAACGGAGGCTTGCTGGAAACACGCCGTCGCATGCTAAGATGGCTAATCACTATGCGGCATGCCGATTTGACCCATTTTCACCTTTACCTACCGCAGTGAAAATACCCGATGGTAGAGGTAAATCTGTGTTGACTCGAGATTACAAGACATCATATAATGTCGTTGTATCTGACAATGAGTCTTTAGAGTTTAGAATCTCCCCTACATTTCCTTACCCAATTAGGTTTCATCAAAGAAACGCCCCAACCACTACAGTAAACGGATTCGCATTGGGAGTCCCGAATACTACCACACCGCCTGGTGCTTCAGTGGCTCCGCTTGTGGGAGCTCCTGTTGACACTCCAATGTCATCATTGTTTGGCACTAGCGGTGTGACTAATGCAGCTACAGATTCAACCAATTTCATAGGAGCCCGATACGTGTCTTTAGGGTACAGAGTGTTTTACACTGGTACAGCAGCTAAGGCTGAAGGCGTTATAATAGTGGATAATTTATCTGCTAGAGTAACTGCCTCTGCTAAAGACGTGACCGCTATAACGCAATTCGGCTTCTCACCCACAGGAACTTTAGCAAATATTTCAGTTGCTGCTGATACAGCGCCATATATATATGTCGACACAACCCCTTTTGAGTACACCACAATGACTTCTGATCAAGTGGTCTTACGACCTGAGAACGGAGTTCATGGCGTGCTCAAAATGTCTAAATTGGCTAGTGATCATCCTTTTGTTGGATGGTATGATACTGGAGCATTTATGGTGCAATCAGCTCTACCAACCAATAATTCGATGGACACAATATACGCACCTTCTTTAAATGTCTCTTCTAATGCCACGACAAAACGTCTAGGTGCATTCTTTTGGGATGACGCTTTTATGGAGGTCAATGTTCGTTTACCACCAGGATCTTTTAGAGTTGAGCTAATGACATGTATAGAAATGGAATTAGGCATGCAGTCTTCATTGATTGATTTGGCTAGACCATCACCTATTTACGATGATGCCGCTCTTAAAAGAGACATGTTGTTAAACAGCATGGTTGTTCCAGCACCATTCGATATGCCGCCTCTAGATGTTCGCATGGCTCAAATGAGCATCGGGGGGCGGCAGCGTGTTCGGAAAGCTAAGCGAAAGCCTCAGCAACAGCAACAGCAACAACAACAACAACAACAAAAACCAAAGCAGACAGGAAAAACGGCAAGGAAACGTAGGAACAGGCAGCGTAGAGCTGCACGCAGACAACAAAATTGATTACTCGAAGAGAGCTCCAGCTTTTGAAGGTAGTTTTTATGACGCAGTAGAAAAATTATTTCCTTCTTTACGACCTGTACAAGGCTATGACCATAGAAATGTGGTCAAAGATTTAGACAAAGTGAATATGTCAGACAGCGTAAAAGCAGTAGGACAAATATTTCCAGAAAAGCATTCTTTAGTTACATCCATACCATTTATTTGGGACATGGGAGTTAAGAGATTGTTTAGAGGAGTTCATGAACTTGTGTCACCTTGTACAGATTGTAAGGCAAGAGATCATTTGTATGATAATGCCTTCAATAATTTGAGGGCTAATGATAGTACATTACCGCAGGGGAAAACAACCTTAAAAATAGCTGATCAAGTTAAGTTGTACGAAGCACCATTAGATTAATATTTTATTAAAAATCTCATATAACATGAGCCAGAGAAAACTGGTAACACTCGCTAAGAGGGCCAAAAGAGCAAATCTAAATATTTATTATTTATTATTTTATATGTATTTGAGGAAACTCACTATGTATTATGTACCCGTGTCGGAGTCATGGAAGTAACAGTGGAGATATTATATCATTCAAATTGGCCTGGGAACCAATATTGGACGCTCGACAGACATCAGTACAAATACTATATATAACAATAGGTTAAAGGCATGGATAAAATGTGGGACCATGTGCACGGAAC